GAGAAATCCTAATTGTAATCCAAATCATACTTGGGGGACTACTTTGGCTTCTGACCCGACGAATTTATATACTGTATATAATAGTTTTAATATTACTGTTTTACAAGGTGATCATATAACTGGTATAGGGTTGTCTTCCTATACATTATTGGAGGGTCAACCAATTAACACTTTAATAGGAAATTTATCCAGTCAATATTCAAATAGTTCAGTATCTCCTTCATACACATACTCTATTGTCAAAGGTGATGGTTTTAACATCACTAATGGAGATGAATTAGTAAGTAATAAGATATTTAATTATTCTCAATATCAAAGTCTTTCAATTGATATTCAAAGTTCTACAACTGTTAATAGTAATACATCTACATTTACACAAACCTTTATTATTGATATATTACCTTTACCAGCTAATTATGACTTATGTATGAATTCAATATATTGGAATAGTGATATTAGTTTAAATTATTATGAAGACTCTGATCAGGGGTTTGGTTTAATTCAAGTTCTAAATTCAATGGGAAATGCTAATCTCGTATTTAATAGAAATATGAAAATAGGATTAATTGCTGCAGGTGGAGGTGGTGGTGGTGGTGAAGGACGACAAACTACTAGTATTTTTTCAGGAGGAGGAGGAGGAGGAGCAAGTGCTCTTCAACTTGAATTTGATGTTTTTAGTGATATGAGTTTTAATTTATCAGTAGGAAGTAAAGGATATGGATCTACAAGTTCGGGACAAGATGGTAGTGCAACACTTATTTATTCTGATACTTCTTATGGAATAATAGATATAAGCGCAGGAGGAGGATATGGAGGAGCATCACAAAATAGTATTTATGATGGAAGTGGAGGATTATTATATTATAATTTCTCTCCATCTCTAGGAAGAAACTTTGCAGAAAGGATAATATATGATTCTTCTGGTTATGAAATATCTAAAGGAGGTATTAATATCGATAGTGCTTCACTTGGAGTAATTGATATTAGTTCTGTGGGGCAATCTGGATCACCTGCCAATAGTGGATATGCGTCATTACCAGGTCGTATTAATTTTCTAGGAAATGATATTATATTATCAGGAGGAGGAGGAGCTGGATATTTTGATACAATTACAGTAGGTAATCCTAGTGGAGAAGGTGGATCAGCTGGAAATGGTTATGGTGGTTTTGGAGGAAAAATATTAGCACCTTCTTCAAATTCTTTACTAGTAGCTGGTGTATCAGCAGAAATATTTGGTGCGGGTGGCGGTGGTGCTGGTAGTAATTATAATACAGATGTTTCTCCACCTGATTATGTAAAAGGTGGAGATGGTGGAGATGGTATAATTTTAATTTATTATCAAATACCTCCTAACACTTTAAATGAATATTATTTTCCATTCTATACATTTATAGGCTCTCAAAATATCCATATTAATCCTGTTAGGTTCCTTCCTCAAGATATATTATCCCTTGATATATCAGGAGTAGATTTTTTAGATATAGATAGTAATGGTATTATTACAAATACTAGTCAAATGACAGAGGGTGACTATGAATTTGAAGTTATAATGACTTTTACAGAAAATATTCCAAACAATTATGAATTTTTTTCTTTAAAAATAACGAATATTATATATAATCAGTATTATTCTTCTTATTACAATTTTAGTTTTAATACTGATATCTTAATAGCACCGAACACGACATTACCATATGTATATAATATTTATTTAATCGGTGCAGGAAATCAATATTTTTCAATAGATAATAATGGAATTATAACAAATAATAATGCTACCATTGTTCCTGCAGGGTCTTATAATTTTATAATAGGTATAATATTTTCCAGAGAGGAACCTCACGAAGAACAAATAACTATAGATATACCTCGTCCTGATATTCGTGATTATAATGGCTACCAAACTATTGATATGAATTTTCCAAGTGTACCTCAAATAAAACAAGAAGGTGCTGCTCCTCAAATTTTATTTACTCCCACAGGAAATGGTAATCCTCTCATATATCCGAATCAGCAGTTTAATCCAGGTGTTTGGGCCTCATTAAAAACTTTACCAGACTATGGTGCGTCTGCACGAGATAATGTACTTTATCAAGGATGGATACAATATATAAGTGATGGTCTTGAAACTTATAATAACATAACTGCATTTACATCTGGAGAAGGTGGTTATAATTGGATTAATTGCGCCACCTCTAAATTTGCGAACCAAACCAATACTATTCCTTATCCTAATAATGATGAGAAAGCATTTATTGTTGCATTAAAACCAGGAGAAGATAAAAAAAACATACTTAATTTTTATCCAATTAGACCTTATCCAGGTAGTTATTCTATGCCTGTATCTTCCGGATTAGAAGGTGTAAGTTTTAATTTTTATGATAATGCAGATAGGAATCTTTTTGAGAGCAGTTTTTATAACATCTTCCGATTGACAAAAAGCAGCATCCGACCCGGAGGGACTATTTGGCCTCCAGCCCAAGATCAAAATAATCTTGCTTTAACTAACAATATTATGGGTAATAATGTACCAGAAAATACCATGGTTGGAGTATTATCTACTTCCGAAATTACAAGCACAGATTTTATGTATTCTATCATAGGAGGTGATAAAAGTGATAATTTTTATATCAATGGTTCAAATTTATATACTAGTCAAACGTTATCTCCATATCCTTATACAGTTATCATTCAATCTTCTCTTAATCCAAATGCCAATCCAAATAATTCATGGGGACAAGTATTACCTCCAGATGCAGCTAACGGATGGTTTGATGTAAGTAACACATTTTCTATTACTGTTCCTACTGGACCTTCCATTTTAGGATTAGCTTTAAATGGTAATACAATAACCGAAAAGCAGACATCAGGAACACCAATAGGAACATTTATTCCTTCATTGAGTAGTGGTTGGTCATATCCTTATGATAAAAATTATACTTTAGTAGGAGAATCCTCTAATTTTCAAATCGTTGGTAGTGAATTACAAACACTATCAGTGCTAAATTATATAAATGCACAATATTATACTATAAATGTTCAAGTAACTGTTGGTCCTGATAGTAATAATAATATTGCATATTATACAGAATCATTTTTTATCGATGTATTACCAGAAATGCCTAATTATGATGTATGTATGAATTCTAAATATTGGAGTAGTGATGTAAGTGTAAATTATTACGAAGATGCCAGCAAAGGCGTGGTTCAAATTTTACCTAATATGGGACCTATACAGCTAAAATTTAAACATGAAATGCGGGGAGGATTTATTGCAGTTGGAGCAGGAGGTGGAGGAGGCGGTGGGCAACAAAATTCAGATACTAGTCCAAATTCTATATTTTCTGGTGGTGGTGGTGGTGGTGGAAGTATATATAAATTGGAATTAGATCTATTTCAAGATATGAGTTTTAATTTAAGTGCAGGTAATAAGGGTAATGGTGGTACTGGAAGAAATTCAGGACAAGATGGTAGTGCAACACTTATTTATTCTGATACAACTTTTGGAACGATAGATATAACTGCGGGAGGAGGTAATGGTGGAACTGCAAGGACAAGTCAACCAGATGGAAGTGGAGGAATATTAGTATCTAATATATCTGCTAATACAGGATTTAATTTTGAAGAAAGAGAATTATTTATATCTTCAGGTTATGAAATATCTAAAGGTGGGGATAATAATGATTCTGATAGAATGAATCCACATCCATCAGATCTAACTATAGTTGGGCAAGATGGATCAGGTGCAGTACCAGGAATACAGCAAATACCTGGTCGTGTTACATTTTTAGGTGTTCAAGCAGTATTTTCGGGAGGAGGAGGAGGTGGATATTTTGATATTAGTAGTATATTATTAGGAAGTACAGATGGATTAGGTGGAGAAGGTGGATCAGCTGGAAATGGTTATGGTGGTTTTGGAGGAAAAATATTAACAGATTCTTCTTCTTCTCCCTTAATAGCTGGTATATCAGCAGAAATATTTGGTGCGGGTGGAGGCGGTGGTGGTAGTAATTATAGTTTAGAATATAACAATCCTCCTGATTTTGTAAAAGGTGGATTTGGTGGTGATGGTGTAATTTTAATTTATTATCAAATACCTCCAAATACTTTAAATGAATATTATTTTACAGAATATGAATTTCTTGTAAATAGCAATATAATCATAGATCCTTATATAGCTTTACCACCAGATATATCATCAATAGAAATTAGTGGAGCAGATTTTTTAAATATAGATGAAAAAGGAATAATAACAAATAATATTGGCATTTATCCACAGATAGGTACTTATAATTTTGAAGTTATAATTGATTCTGTAAGTTTAGGTATGGATTACGAATTCATTACATTAGATATAAGTAATATACCGTTTAATCAATACTACAACAGTTCATATATATTTAAATACGAGGATGCGTTTTCTATAACCCCAAATACAGTTATACAAAATATTGCAAATATAGGATTATCTACTAACGAAAGAAGTTTATTTAATATAGATATAACTGGTAAGATTACATTAAATACAAAACAATCAGGAAATTATTACATGACCGTATCTATTTTGTTTAATGATGGATCAGTCGATAGTGAGTATTTTGAAGTAAATATAGGAAGTAAACCAGGTCCTCCTAATTTACCGACAACAGGAGGTCCAATAAGAATATGTGATACGAAATTTAGAAGTTGTAACAATATTACAAAATCATTACCAGGAACAAGTGGTAATGTAGTGATTACGGGATTGACACAAAGTGAAATATTAAAGCGTTTAGTTGAAATGCAAACTAATAGAAGAGGAGCTAGATGGGTAAAAAGAAATGCTCCTACAAATGGATATGGATCTAGATCAGGAGCTCCACATGGTTATGGATCATCTCCGAAAAATGATTTAAGCTGAATGCGTAAATATTTAGAAAGATATTTTTTTTTCTCTATAGTTTTTATAATGGTTAAAAGACATGACAAAGGACACGATGGTAAATACCACATCAATGGAAAAAAATTTGACCTTCTAGAAGGTTCTCGTGCTCAAGTATGGCATGGTACTGCTTACAAAACTCCTGGAGGATTAACCAAAGGTCACCTTAAAATGACAAGAGGTAGAATTGTATCAGTTAAGAAGAGTAATCTTGCTAGAAGTCAAAGACATCTTAAAGGACATCTTCAACCTAAGGGAAGTGGTGTATTTGGCACCGTTACTAAAAAAGGAAGGAAGAAGGGAACTAAAAAGAGAAAAGGCTCCAGAAGACGATAAATTATTTAAATAAATAATAAAATTTTAATTATTTATTTAGGAACATTTTTGAATTAAATTTTCTATAAATATTTTTTTATTACCGTTACAATTTCTATAAATATTAACTATATCTGCAGGACTAATTACATCTTCTTTTAATTGGTTAATATATTTTGATGACATATTTGAATCAAAATAATGTTGATACATTTCTTTGATAGTGTTTATACTAGCATTATTCATATTAACTCTAATATCAATTCTTCCAGGCCGAATTAATGCTTTATCAATTTTATCATAATAATTGCTTGTAATAATTAAAATTCTACCACAACCTTCATTTAATCCGTCAATAGTATTTAATATAAATGATAAAGACATTTTTTCTTCTTTAATAAATAAATTACTACTTGAGGTATTTTTATCATTTTTATTATTTACTACATTTACAAATGTTTCTAATACATTTATTTGATCATTATTACTTGTATCTATAGTATTTTTTTCATTTCTATCTAAAATTAAATCAGACATACAGTCAATATCTTCTAATACAATAATTTTATCTTCGAAATCAATTGATCCTTTTTTATTATTTTTATTATATGTATTTTCATGAAAATAATTATAAAAATCTGTTTCATTTTTAATTAAATTTAATGGTATTTCTATTAAATGTCTACCTGTTTTTTTGGCGATACTTTTAATTACAGATGTTTTACCTGTTCCTGGTGGACCAGATAAACCAATACCTAGTGTATATGGATGACCTTCTTTTTCATACCATTCTTTATTATTAATAAAGAAATCTATTTTTTGAATTAAATCATCTTTACCATCAAAATATAAATTATTGAAACAACGCGTAGTTTTAAAAAGGGATTCATGCCAATTTAATAAACTGGCTTCTTCTTCACACTTATTTTTTTGTTGAAGTTGATATAAAAATATTTTGTTTTTTCTTCTTTGTTCAATTTTATCTATATAAGAATTAGTCAAATCATCCAAATATTTTTTCATTTCACTCATAGTAAGCTTATAACTGAACAAACGAATAGTAATTGTTTCTACTTTACCTGTCATTTCAATCATTTTTTCTGAATCTTCTCTATTATCCGAATTATTAACAATAGCATAAATTTTATTTTTATCATCAAAAATAAAAGGTATATTGGATTGATCAATAATAAAGATATCTTTATATACTTCATTTTTTCTTTCTTCGTTATCTTCATGTTTATATGGATCAGTATCAAATGCTCCCATTATTTCTCTCAAAGAAGAGATTCCCTTATAATCTGTGTTTAAATGAATAAAGTCCCATACAGCATCAAATCGTCTACTCCATAAATTATTATATTTTGCTGACCAATTACAGTTTCTAAAAGTTCTTTTACCTTCAATGCATATAGAACTAGCAAAAACATATCTATATGTGTCTTTTAATTTTTTTAAAGAAGTATATTCAAGTATAAGATTAAATTGAGAAAATAAAATAGTTACAAGACCACTAATTATAGCTGCAAATATCATATCTTTCATAGGATCACCTGTTTTCCAATTTAATAATAAGTTTAGTTTTAGACTTTCTAAAGCATGACTAACCTCAAACATATAATTTAATACGGATTATATGTTTAAATTCGTTTTAAATATTTTTTAAAACAATTGTTTATCAGTAACTAATTCTTGAACAATCATTCCTAATGCACCGATCATTGCCATTCTTCCATTGTTTAATTCTTTATTTAACAAGTCTTTTGTTTCATCTGATTCTAGATTTCTATAAATTCGAAATCCAAAATCTCCTGGTTGATAATCATCTTTTAATTCAAAAGGGTTAGTATAAGGATTTTTCCAACCTTTTATCATTGAAGCAAATTCACCCATAAACATAGAACTGATAATTAAAGATTGAGCGGTAGTTGGTAATTTATCAAAATTATGAATTGATTTTTCATTTGTTATTAATTCTGTAATAGGCATTAATGATGAAGCTACCATAGCTATTCGACCATGCTTTAATTCTGCTTCTCTTAGATAAGGTAACTTACTTTCATCTTTAGAAAAATTTAGAGGATCGAAATTTGGAACAGGTTCAGTTGAACCTACAATGATAGGCTTAGGAACAGAAGGATTAATAATAATTGGTTTGATAGTTGGAGGTGTTAAATTAGAAAAACCGTGAATTAAAGCTGGAAGTAAAAACGTCAACAATGATTTAATCATTATATATACTATTATTGCTAAAATATTTAAGTGAATTAAATTTATAATTAACATGATACTGACGTGGCAAAAAAAATACTGACGTGGCAAAAAATTTAAATATTGTCGAATGATTTTACTTTGATAAAATTATCTTCTGTAATAAATAATTCTGATTCTTCTTTGATAAACTTTTCGAAATATTGTTTGCTTGCAATAAATTTATTTTTACTTCCACAATAAAGTTGATAAATTTCATTAATAGGTACTTCTTCAGAATAAAAATCTACATGTGGAGCAATTGTTTTATATTTCTTTAAAGTATCAATAATATCTTTTCGTTTGTCCCATAATTTACATTTAATTTGATAGACATATTTATTATCTTCAATAGTTATGTCAGGATAATAATGTTTAATTAAATCTAATATTATTTTTTCATTTACATTGCATTTACTATAATGAGAAAATACACTACATATTTCATCTAATTCTAATTCATCATTATCAGAATTACTTTGTTCCATATTTTCAGTCCAAAATTTAATAAATTTACTAACAACGGGTAGATGTTTACTAGTGCAGTCTAAAAATACATCTTTTTCATTATCATAATCAAATTTTTCAATTAATAATGTTTTCAAATTAGCTGCAAATAACACATTAGGAATTTTTTCTGTTTCAATAAATTGTTTCCATAAAAATTGAAGATTTTTCCATGAAATACTACATTCATCACTATCTTCAATATTTTTATTACAAAAATCATCTATTATATTTGTTTCTGTTTTATCATGTAAATAAAATGCATAATTTTTTAAATTAACATCTTGACATTTATTTTGTAAATATCCGTCGCCATTTTCATATCGTTGTGAGTAATGTGCTGCTACACAAAATATATCAATATTATTTTCTTTAGTAAAATAATTAACCACTGAATCCATATTAGAAAGTTGTTGACAACTAATTAATCGTGAATTTTCAAATTTATGATCATAATATTTAAATTTATAATAATTAAACATTGTCTGGCATCCAAACAACATACAAGCTAAATTGTTAATTTCTTTAATAAAAGGTTTTATTTTAGGGCTAATAAAATAAATATGATTACATTTTTTCAATAAAAAATCACCCAATACTGTTAAAAAATATTTACAAGCATCTTTAGAATCAAACATACTTGGCCATAAAATATTAATTACATTTTGAATTGTCTCAGATTCAGGGATACATGTAAAAATATCTCTTTCTTTTATTTGTTTTAAAATACTTACCTTTATTTTGTGTTTCCAGTCTCTTAATTCTTTATTATCTGTAATAGTTGTTAATATTTTATGTTGAATATCGTCTTCTTTTATTATATTAAAAATATTTTGATTGTATTCGAAAAATATTTCCGCTGAACTATTATAATAATATTTATGCTTATTTAAGAATTTTTGAATAAATAAATCAGATTCAGTTTCTAATTTATTCTTTCTTTTCTCTCTTTGAATCAAAGTTGTATTTGTATTTTCAAAATATTCAGGCAATTGTTCTATGTGCTGGATAAATTTTTGGAAAATAACCGGATTATTTTCATATTTATCAAATAAATTATTTACAATTTTCGTTAAATTATCTTTACTCATTATATTTAATAAATTTTTATTCGTTTAAATGATTTTTATATATAATTTCTCTCTATAAATATATATATATGTCTGAAGCAAGTAAATATTTTGATTTTATTTCTAGTCAACCTAATGGGGTTCAGTTCTTAGATAGTAATGGAGAAGATGGGTTACATTTTTGGGGATATTTAACAGCACCTACAGCTCAAGGATCAAGTGGAGTATTAGGTGGTTTAATATGCTATGATGAAGTTGGAGCTGACTTTGTAAAACAAGCTTTAACAAGTTCTCATTTTTTAGTTGTTAATATATATAACAAAAGTCTCATTGGATTTTCATGTGTTAACTATTTTATTGAAGATGGAAGAACATACTATTATATTGATTTAATTTGTAATAGATCACCTCCACCTTATGGTTTAAGATCATATGATGAGATTGAAGATCCTAGATTAGGAGCAAGAGCTATGATTGATATTATTGAACAAAAAGCAAGAGAAGCTGGATGTGAATATGTCAAATTAAAAGCTATTGAAAAGGTTATATCTTATTATGCTAATCTAGGTTATTTTTTTCCTGGTGTTACTAGTGAACGAAGAATCAAAGAAGCAAAAGACTTAATTTCACAGTTAAGAAGAGCACAAAAAAATGAAAACACTGACGAAACAGATAAAATATATGAAGAAATAGTTAGAAAATATTATCCAGATTATTTTTCAGACACTTTCCAATCTTCATTAACATCAACAGATCCAAGAGCTAGAAGAAGTGAAGCAGTCGTGAATATAAAAAGTCAAGGTATTCCTATGATTAAATATTTGCATGATACTCCTGAATCAGCTTTAAGTGAAGCTCCTAGACCTTCTTTCGGTGGTAAAAAGAGGAGAAAAACAAAATCAGTTCCAAAAAGATATATTCCAAAAGGATTAACAAAGAAAGACAAAAAGAAGCAGAGAGAAATGTTAAAAAAATCAAGGAAAATGTATAAAAAAGGGAAATATTATACAAGAAAAAAAGTTAAATCATTTAAATCTAAAAAAAGTAGCCACATTACCAAAGCGCAAAAAATATATAAAATAGATAAAATATATCCTAGTAAAGAATTATCTAATAAAACAGGATGTTCTATAGATGCTTTAAAAAAAATAGTTAAGAAAGGTGAAGGAGCTTATTTTAGTTCAGGAAGTAGACCTAATCAAACCGCACAATCATGGGGATATGCCAGACTAGCAAGTGCTATTACAGGTGGAAAATCTGCAGCAATAGATTACAAAATATTAGAAGAAGGTTGTGAAATAGAAAGTGATGCATTAAGATTAGCTAAAAAAGCAAAAAGAAAATATGGATATGGTAAAAGGAAAACACCTCAAACAAAACTATAAAGAGAGAAAATCAATAAAAAATAAAATTGAATTTAATAATTTAAAATTTAATTAACTTATTAAATAAAGTATGTCTTATATGAAAGAATCAACAAATAACTTTAATAAATCTGTTTTCCATTTAATAAAATATGGTTGTATTAGTGTAGCATGTATTTATTGTGAAAATACCTATAAAATACAAAGTAAAACTCTACTTTATCATAGAGGAGAAACATTATTTTGTTATGAATGTGGAATAGATGCTATGGCTCCTATTACTGAGGACTCAATATTATACAACATGGATGAAACCGATAGAAAAGAACAAATTAAGAAATGGCATATAGAAGGATTCGTAGATTTAATAGACGATAATGAATTTTATTATGATTATGAATATGATAATTGTGAAGAGATTAAAGAAGAACCGACTTTCTAGAAATACGACACCATTTACATTGTTTTAAATCATGTGAACATTTATCACACATCATAGGAAAAATATAATTATAGTCAAATGGATAAATAATAGGTTGTAGTGGATAACTGTATCCCTTTATATTTTTTTTTAAGCAATTTGTACATAAAGCATTATAAGGTGTCAAAGGAATAAGTTGTTTATAAATTAACATTTCCTTATGAATTTTACATAAATAATTACTCATATATTTATTTATTTATTTATTTATTTATGTTTTTTTTTAATAGTATTTTTTCGTTTGTCAGAATTTTGATGTTTCTTATTTTTTTTAGTTTTTTTACCATTTAATATAAATTGGTTAATATTTTGTTTATTTGATTTATCATTTGCTTGGAATAAAGTCCATGGTTGTTCAGGTCTATCTTTTAACCAAGGTTCAAATCTTTTCCATTGTTTATTAATATCTATAAATTTCTTCACATTAAACGGTGTTCCGCACGACGAACCCCACCTACCCCAAAATTTTAATTGTTTGGTTAAATTACTATCTGTACATGTTCCGTCAACAGCTCCCCTAGGTGCATAAGGTAATGGTCTATCAGCTTGACTCATGAACTGACGATTGTCTAATTCATAATGAGAACATATTGTTCTAGAACACATATTTATTTTATTTAAATAAACATCATAATGATCAGCAATTATTTCTTTAGCAATATCAATATTTATTTTTCCCTTATGTTTTTGCATTAAATCATCTAATCTAACTTTTCTTGCTCCTTGATGTCTTCTAATATCATCGAAACCAGAATTATTACATTCTAAATTTCTTATTCTAGGATCATAGGGAGCATTAAATCCAATGAAATATCCTTCTTTCTTTCTCTCAACATTAACAAACTTTAGGCCTAACTCTATTCTCATTATTTCATTGTTATTAGTATCCCCTATAAGCCAACTATTTGCATAATCACCAGAATTTCCGTCTTTTAAAAATTTAGTAAAATCATCTAAAGTTTTTGCATATTGCATTGCCTTTCTAATTCTACAAGAAATAGGAAGTTTGTGCTCATATGATAAAAATCCTCCCATTGTAGTTTCAGTTACAATAAATCCATTTCCTGTTACAGCAAAATCTGTAAAACTACAAATATAACCTGGAGCAGATTGAAATACCATAGTTGTTCCTTTTTCTGGTTTAATAGATAATACAATATTAAACTCTTGTCCTGTAATAAAATTATCAAATGAATTATGAGCACATACAATTTTTCCATCACTTGTGTATGGCTTTAAAGCAATAAAAGCAGAACATTTATCTGGAGCTCCTCCTTCCATTTGTCCTCCCATTGGTAATTTATCCAAAATATCGCCATATTTTTTTTCTAATTCAGGTATTTGGGATATATATGCTTTAATTTTAGGTAAAGCATAATCTAAAGAACTGCTATTATTCCATAAAATTAATTCATCTAAATTTACATTTGCTCCTTTAGATATTCCTTCTAATTCAGAATAGAATTCCGGAAAATCCTTTTTAATAGTATCTCTAAACAGATAATTACTAAATTTTATAAAGAAGTCTTCATCAAAACCATGTGAATCTTCTAGAACCCATTTCATGCATTTTAATGCATCTTTTATTTCTTTTGCTAATAATTTACCATGAGCATATCCTCTTTCATAAGGTTTCCCCCATATAGATACATAATGCCAACCGTTTTTTGTATATTTAAATCCATTTTTCTCCTTTTTAATATCCATTATATATATTTATTTATAATATAAATTATTATCAATTAATAAATATTACGCATAAGTATTTAAAGATTTATGGTAAAAATTACATATAAATGTCTGCGTTTGAATCCAATAATGTTTTAACTATAAAGACTGTTCAAATAGCTCCTTTTAGAACTTTAATGACAGCACTTAAGGACATCCTTTTAGAGACAAATATTACATTTAAAAAGGATGGAATTAGGATTATAAATATGGATAAATCTCATACTATGTTGGCTCATTTATTTTTAGCTGCAGAAAATTTCGAACATTATGAGTGTAATAAAGAAAAAATCGTTATCGGAGTTAATATGTTTCATTTATTCAAGTTAATTAATTCTATTGATAATGATGATACATTAACTATTTATATTGAAAATAGTGATTATTATGATGGCATCGTTTCATTTTTAGGTCTTAAATTTGAAAATGGTGATATTAAACAATGTAAAACTCAAAAATTAAGATTAATTGAACCTGATACTGATGAATTTGAGGAACCTAACGTCAGTTTTTCATCAGTCATTAATTTACCTTCTTCTGATTTTCAAAAAATTATTCGCGATTTGTCTTGTATTTCTGAATGTTTAGAAATTAAATCTGTTGGAAATGAATTGATTTTTAAATGTGAAGGACAATTTGCTACTGCAGAAGTAAAGAGAGAAGAGAGTAACGGAGGAATGGAATTTATTGAAAAACAAGATTCTTCTAAAATTATTCAAGGCGTTTTCTCATTGAAAAATTTAGGATATTTTATTAAATGTACTAATCTTTGCAGTCAAATTGAAATGTATTTAGAAAATGATTTACCACTAGTAGTTAAATATTATGTAGCTAGTTTAGGAACTATTAAATTATGTTTGAGTCCTTTACCTTCTAATAATTAAAAAAATAAATTTATAAATATTATAATTTTATTTTTAACAATCTAATTTGTAACTGTCGCATTCTTGTTTATGATATTGATAACCATACCACGCACTATATCCTTGCTCTCTATATACTTTATAAGCACAATTACTATTCTTTTGACAATCAAAAAGACTTGTACAACTTGTACCACATTCATTATATTTAGAGTTCGGATCACCTGAACACCAATAATAGCTATTTATTTGAAATAAACCATAGTCGGTTGATCCATCATTATTTTTATTAGTAGCATCGCAATTATACGAACTTTCGTATTTAGAAATACACACCATTGTAGGAATAGATGATTCTGAAAAACCCGATTTTTTTAAATAATTCGCAACTTGACATTCTGAATTTTTATTATATTTTAATACATTATTTTTATCATTATCATATACACTATAATCACAATCTATTTGTTCCATTACAATTGGTTTATTAATATTTTTTGTAAAACCATATTGCTCAAGAGATTTTTTAACATCTTTATCATATAAATCATAAAACTCTGTTACATTTCTAGCTAATACAAATAAAGATACCTTTAAATTATCTGAAACAATCGAATATTGATACTCATTGTTAATTACTGGACCAACTTCAATTACCCAATAAGGAGCGTTTCCAGGTGTTCCATCTAAGTCCACAGTTAACTCACCTCCACTATTTCCATCACTATAAAAAGCAAATCCAGTAATTTGATCTAATGTTCCATCTTTATCTATTTGACTATTTAATACTGAAATATTATTTGCATCTAAAATTAAATAATCTGCTACAGCACAAGTTCCAAAACCTTGAAATGACATATCACTTAAATCTTTGTAAACTTGATACCATCTACCATCATAACTATTTAAATCTAAACTGTTAACTGGTTTATATTCTTGTGCAAAACAACTATAAGCGAAAAATGCACACATTAAAGCTAGTGTAAAAAAAAGAGTGTTACTATCAGGTATAGACATCATAATATAGTGTTAAATATATTATTATGTTTAAGTTAATTTTTTATATTTAATATTCAGGTGCGTGTTTTTTGAAAAGACAACCCTGTGAGTCAATTCCACTATTATTATTAATCTCACTAGCGTTTTGAAATTCACAATCACTTAACCATATTTTTATAATACAAAAGTTCTTTTTTGGTGAAATTGTTATTCCATTTATTTTTTTTTGCAATTTTTTATTATTTGATAATGTTTCACCTACTAATCCAAATGTTAATTTTTTCCAACAATCATATACTATTTTATTATTTACTTTATATGAAAAACACCCACCCCCCCTATTTTTTGGATCCTCCCATAGAGGAGTTATTCCTTTACGCATCACGAATAACATACAATTCTTTACTAACTTAGGAGGTAGAGCTTCAGTTACACAAATTACATCTTCTACTGTATTATGGTTATAAATATTCTTATAACTATTTAATGACCAATCAGTATCATGTGGTAAATGTGCCCAAAGACACCATTCGTCGGAAAGAGGATGCTGTTGCATTTCGGAATCAACTAAACTATGGGAGTCCTCCATTATAATATTATGTGTCAATTTTTTTTTAAATTATTTAATTAATATTATTTATTTTAATCTACTGTCTCTTTAATTTTTCTTGATTTATAATACTACTTATTAAATCATTTTTATAATCCACTACTTCTTCTTTTTCTTCTTCTTTTTCTTCTTCTTTCTCTTCTTCTTTTACATTCTCTTTTTTCATTGGAAATGATGTTAATCCTATGTCATTAAATTTAATAAAAAAATTACTATTTAATTTTGATGTATTCATATCATTAGTCATATAATTTATACTAAAATTATCTTGTAAGTCTATATTATAAATTGTTTTCATATAATATTTAAAAAAATTTGATTTTAATATATTGTCTTTTATTAAATAATTTTTTGGCTCTTTTAAATTAATATCATACTTATGCATCCCTTCATTATCTTTAAAACATAATTCGAAAATTATAAATCCTACATCACTTCCTTCTATACAATTTTTATAATCTTCTAATATCTTATCACTTACAACTGTAAAATTCTTTTTTGAATCATTATGATGAAATTTTGTATATAAAATAAAATCATAATTTATAGTATCATTATCATTACTGTATTTTAATAAATCATTATTATTTCTAAAACTTAAAATCTCTTCTCCATTTTTTATTACTTTTATTGGTATTCTAAAATAATTATCTGTTAATTCATGAAATCTTGGTTTCACTTTTTTATAATAACATTCTCTAATTACTGTTACTATTTCAATTAATTTCCAATTTATTTTAAATAGTACATCTTTAAAATAATTATCTACTTTTAATATTACTTCTGATTCTATTCTATTCATTTCCTTCTCATCATTATTTAAATAATAATACCCATTAACTCCTAATTTAATACTTTTTTCATATAAATTATATACATCATCGCAATTGAAAAAATTAAAAGCATATCCAAATATAAACATACTACCTATAAAAAAGCCATATTCCATATACATATAATTTAAAAAGTAATTATATTTTTAAATTATTTAATTATAATTGTTAATATCTTCAGGAGTTCCACTGGTATAATCATCCGGGTCGTATTCATCATTATTATTATTATTATTATTATTATTATTATTATTTACATTTACAGTTGGATTTCTTACTACTGTTAACTCATCAGGGTAATCATCTGGATATTCTACATTATAATCTATTTTATCTGAACTCGGACTTAAACCAAATACAAACATCAAAACAGCTGTAATGTATGTCATTAAAATAAAAGGAATAAACACTATTATCCATGAAATAACACTTAATCCTCTTTTACACAAAATATTCAAAAGTAATGTAAAAATAAACATAACAATTGTTTTGAAAAAAGCTTGATTATAAAAGCCTTTGAATGTGTCAATTATTATTTGGATTAGTGAAAAACCTAAATATAATATTGCTGGTGGACATAATTTATCGATCATTTATATTATATTACCATAAAATATTTATTTATTAATTAAAAATTGCTTCTCCATCAACTATTTTTCCTACAATATTTCCTACTTCTCCATTTTCATCTTCATATAAATTTCCATTTTCTCCTTCTTCGTCGTCACAATAATATGTTTTGCCATCAATTTCTAGTTCAATTACCTCACCATCTTCTTGTTCTTCTAAATCTTCTTCATTTTCAGTTTCTACTTCCTCTTCATTTTCAGTTTCTACTTCCTCTACAATCTCAACCTCTTCCTCTTCTTTTTTATTACCTGAAGGAAATGTTGGAGAAATATTAGACTCTTCCTCTTCCTCTCCCTCTTCCTCTTCCTCTTCCTCTTCCTCTCCCTCTTCCTCTTCCTCTTCCT